TGATAATTGTTTTTTATATTTTGTAAATAATATTTTTTTATGAGTAAAACAATAATTTTTATTATCTTGAAATTGTTGATAATTCATATTTAATATTTTTGTTCCTTTGCAAAAACATTTTTTAAATTTACAATTATCTAAATCTTCCGGTAAATCTGGATTAAAATTCTCATTTTCAGAAAGAAATTCACAAATATTAAATAAATATTGTGATTTCTTTTCTTGATAATTATTATCAATATAATTTACACCAAATACTTTTGGTAAACCTAATTCTTTATAATATGGTAATAATTTTTGTTGCTTATTTCTACAATATGGGCATCTTATTTCAGGACTTTTTAATTTAGTCAAAGTTCCTTCCATTGCATTAAATTGTTGTTTATGATTTTTTATATCTTTAAATAATGGTTCGTAATTAAATTTATGTCCACAATCTAATTCAACATAATACTCTGTTAATTTGTTTTTTGTAATTAAGCATAAATTTTCATCTTCTTCTGTTTTATTATTATTATCTTCTATATCTAACGATTTATACAATTCTGAAAAAAAATCAATATTATTTTCTATTTTATAAGTACAATTAACATAATTATTAATAATATTATTATTAATATTAATATAATCATTATCAATACCAATATTATACATTCCTGATTGATTAATATTTAATATTTCAGACATATATTAATATTATTTGTTATATCTTTATATTTTTTATATTTATTTTTTATATTAATGTCGCCTCCTGAAATTTGGGGTCCAGCTGTATGGATTTTATTTCACACTCTTTTAGAAAAAGTAGATAATAATTATTATATTAATGTTTATCGTTCTATGTTTCGTATAATTTCTAGAATTTGTCTTTATTTACCATGTCCAGATTGCGCTTCACACGCTAGTAAATTTTTGATTAATTTAAAAACAACAGATATACAAACCAAAGAAAAATTTAAAAATGTTTTTTATTTATTTCATAACATGGTTAATGCAAAAAAACGTAAAAAATTATTTAATTATGCAAATATTAATATTTATTCTAAATATAATTTAATTTATGTAATAAATAACTTTATTAAAAATTATAATACAAAAGGTAACATGAATTTAATTGCCGAATCTTTTCAAAGAGAACTAATTATAAAAGATTTTAAAAAATGGTTTTTAAGTTATAGTAAAATTTTTATAAAACCAGATATTAGTCGTAAAATAAATAGTATTAGAGAAAAAACTCAACAAGAACTTGAACAAGAGATTGTTATTACAGAAGATAACCAAGAAGAAATTGTTACTACAGAAGAACTTAAACAATTAATTGTTACTGCAGAAGAACCTAATCTAGAAGAAACAGAAACTATTGCTGTAGAAGAACTTAATCTAGAAGAAACAGAAACTATTGCTGCAGAAGAACCTAATCTAGAAGAAACAGAAACTATTGCTGCAGAAGAACCTAATCTAGAAGAAACAGAAACTATTGCTGTAGAAGAACCTAATCTAGAAGAAACAGAAACTATTGCTGCAGAAGAACCTAATCTAAAAGAAACAGAAACTATTGCTGTAGAAGAATCTAATCTAGAAGAAACAGAAACTATTGCTGTAGAAGAAAGTAAAGAAGAGATTATTACTGCAGAAGAAAATATACAGCAAATTATAGAATTTATTATAGAAAAAAGTATACAACAAATTACATAAAACTTGTTGTAAATTAATTTTGAAAATATGAAAACATACAAATAGTGTTAAATGCTACCAACTAATTCACCATTTTTGTATACAGAACACTTAAATGTTTGGTTTGTTGGTTGATAACATACATCTGCAGTACTTGAGACTTCATTAAAAAATAAATATTTACCAGATCCGCCTAAATACATTAATATTATAATTAAAGAAGAACTTGCTAATCCCATTAATATATTTAAAAACAAATCACCAAATTTGCTAATACAACCTTTATATAACTTAATAAACATATCTAACAAAAAATAAACAATTAAAGATATAAACACCCAATAATTTACAACGTTATTACTAAACATTGGTAAAGCAAAATACATTATTGTAAATGCAAATACAAATGCACTAAAAGTAGCGTTACCATATTTACTGTATTGTATTGATGTACATATTGTTCCATCATTTGCTACAGGATTAGTGCCACTCATCATGTATATATAATTTCTTACAACACAACATCCAATAAGAAATCCTAAATAAATCAAACCTTTAAAATTTTGAAATATAAATGATAACCCAGTTACACTCATTGCCAATATAATTGGAGAGAAAAAACACACATATACAATTATATTCATAGGTTGAAAAAATTTCAAAGAATTATTTAAATTACTATTTGCTTTTATATGATTTGTGTTATTATTCATATATTAATAAATAATAATATATTTTTATTTATTTGTTATTTATTCATAATTAATGAAATTGCCTCATTTACATGTGATATCATGTGAAAATTTATTCCTTTTATATTTTCATCATTTTTATGTTTTTCCATAAATTCATTAAAGTCTTTTTCATTTTCTTTAGGAAAAATAAATGATTTTATATTTGATTTAAGAGAACCAATTATTTTGCTACTTAATCCTCCTATTTCTGTTATTTCACCAGATAGTTGAATTTCACCTGTAATTCCAAATTCAGGATTAATTGGCGATTCATTTAATAAACTATAAATAGCGCATGTTATTGCACAACCTCCGCTTGGTCCATCTTTTGAAACAGATCCATCTCCAGTGTGAATATTTATACCAGATTTATTATATTTTTCGTATTTCTCTCTTAATAATTCTTTTCTAAATGGTTTTGTTAAATTCCATGCAACTGTTAATGATATATGCATACTTTCTTTCATTACTTCTTGTTGTAATCCTGTTAATTTTAATTCTAAAAATTTATCAGAAGGAAAAAAACTTGCATGTATAGGTAATGTACCTCCTGTTCCTAAACTAGTTGCATACATACCATTTACATAACCAATTATACTTTTTGTAGGCACTTTTCGTATAGTCATTTCTTTTTTATTTTTAAAAAAATTATTTTTTATATCTTTAATTGTTATTTCTATAGGAAAATCATAATTATTATTATTATTTTTCAATATATCTAAATTTATTTCAGAAATAATTTCAAATAATAATTCCTTTAATTTTCTTACTCCTGATTCACTTGTGTGTTCATCTATTATATATTTTAATACATCATTAGAAATATTAATCATTTCATTTAAACCCATTTTAACGTAAATTTCTGGAAGTATATGTTTATTACATATAATGATTTTTTCTTCTAATGATAAATTTTCAAATTTTATTCTGTGAATACGATCTAATAAAATTTTATCAATTGCATCTACATCATTATAAGATAATATAAATAATGCTTTTGATAAGTCTAAATGTATTCCATTAAAATATTTATCTTGAAAACTATCATTTTGTGTAGGATCTAGTAAATGTGTTAATATTCCAACAATCTCTTTTCCGTTTTCTGTCTTGCTAATTTTATCAATTTCATCAATAAATATTATTGGGTTCATACATTTTTTATCCATTAAAATTTGAACAATAGACCCCCATGTAGATCCAACATAAGTATAACTATGTCCATGTAAAGTACTACCATTACTATCACCACCCATTTGTATCATTGCAAATGGACGATTATTCCCTTTTTCATCTTTTAAACAATTGGATAATCCTTTTTTTGCTAATGATGTTTTACCTACACCAGGAGGTCCTTCAAATCCAAAACAATAACCGTCTTGTTCACCATTTATCCATTGTCCAATAATTCTCTCTAATTGTCGTTTTGCTTTGTCGTGTCCATAAACAGATTTATCTAATTCGTTTCTTATTTCTGTTGTATAGTTTTGAATTTTAATTAAATTATCATTTATTTTGTTAATATCTTTTATTATAGATACATTAGTAAAAGAATTTGAATTGTTGCATAAAAAATGATTAATCATATTGTTAAATATTTCATTATTTTCTGGATTTTTGCAATATTCTATATGATATTTTATTTTTTCTTTTAATGTTTCTTTATTTAAATTAGTATATATTATTTGGTCATTTTTACTTAAAAAACTATTAAATATTTTTATATTATTTATTAACATTTTTTTGTTACCATTTAATAAGTTAATTTTTATTTTATCTAACAATTCATTTTTATTTTCTACTAAGACTGAATTTTGAATTTTTTTTACGTATTTTAATATTTCAATATTTGAATATTTTTCTTTATATGGTATTTCTTGAAATAATGACTTTATATTAAATTTTGTATAAATGTTATTAAATTGAACTTTTATATCATTCATAATGTTTAATATAGGTTCTTTTTTGTAAATATTAAAAGGAATTTTTAATAAACCATCTAAATATTGTCTAGCTTTTGATCCGGAATCATCTGATTTTGCTTTTACTTCTTTTAATTTCATCATTGCTTTTTCTTTTACATAATCATCTACTTTTAATAAGCAAATTTGTTGTTCTAATGGAATTTTATTAATATCAAAGTTAGACAATTCATTGGTGTATTCAATAGTTTTTTTCATTGCATCTTTAAAATATTTTTTTATTAACCAAGGAAAACTATCAAACAAAATAATTTGTTCTTGTGTATCTAAACATCCATTAGAATCATTTGAAAGTAGATCATACAACAAATAAGCTAAATATTGATTTTCATAATTATAAGAAAAAATTAATAAATTTATAATTGTATTTCTTTTATTATATGTATCATCCATTATGAAATCTTTTACTGATTGTGATATTTGTTTTTGTTGAATTATGTTATTATGAGTTATATAACCAAAAAATTTATTACATATACTTTTTTCATTTTCATGTATTAAATAATCTTTTAATGTAAATGATTCAACAAATTTTTTAAATGAATCATAATTAAATTCAATACCATTTTGTTTTGTTAATGATATTTGATTAATTTCATTTATTTTATTTTTTATATAATTATTATTTAAAAAAGGTATAATAATGTCATCTATTATTCCAAATATTATTAATGTTTTATTTGTTGCTGTATCATGGATATAAACTTGTATACCATAAACTTTCATGTGAAACTGTTTATAAATATCATTTACATCAAAACAAATTAAATTATTATTTTCATTTATTTCATTAATTATTTCATCGTGTATTTTTTTATTGTCTTTTTTATTTAATACTTTATAACCAGTTGGATGAAAATATATTTTCAATATTTCTAATTTATCATTTTCTGTATTACTTAATTTTAACTTATTATTATTTCCAAAACAAATAATTAACAAATCTTCAAAATTATAAGTTCCATAATTTTTTAATACTGAAGATATATCATTATTTATATTTTGTAATTGTTGAATTGTAGTTTCTGTATTTTTATTATCTAAATTTAATAAATTCTTATTTATTTCAAACAATTTTTCTATACAACTATTTACATTATTAATTCCTAAAATATCTAATAGTTTATTTTTTTCTACATGTACACTTGTTTTTTCAATAATATTTTTATAAAAATCTATTTTTTTATCAATAAATTGTACTACATTTTTTTGTTGTAATTCATTTTTTATTTTATTTTTTTGTAGAACTGCCATATATTCTATATAATATCTTTATTTTAATATATTTTATTATATTTTACTATTATGATTTATAAAATATTTTTATTTTATAAATTTATTGATGCTATTAATGTTATTTATGTTATTTATGTTATTTATGTTATTTATGTTATTTATGTTATTTATGTTATTTATGTTATTTATGTTATTTATGTTATTTATGTTATTT